TTTGCTATTGGTGTTGGCGGTACCGTTACAGGTAAGGGCGCAGATTTGCTCATTATTGACGACCCGCATTCTGAACAGGAAGCAGCCATAGCCTCTACCAACCCAGAAGTCTATGATAAGGTCTATGAGTGGTACTCTTCAGGTCCACGTCAGCGACTCCAGCCGGGTGGGTCCATTATTGTGGTGATGACTCGCTGGGCTAAGAAAGACTTAACGGGTAGAATTATTAAATCTTCTATAGAAAAAGATGGGGATGTCTGGGAGACTATCGACTTTCCAGCAATCCTACCTTCTGGGCGAGCACTTTGGCCTGAGTTTTGGGATATCAAAGAGTTGGAGGTTCTAAAAGAAGAACTGCCAATTTCCAAGTGGCAAGCACAGTACCAACAGCAGCCAACTTCAGAAGAAGGCGCATTAGTCAAAAGAGAATGGTGGCGTATTTGGGAGCAAGACTACCCGCCACGGTGCGAATTTGTTATCCAGTCTTGGGATACTGCGTTTACTAAAAACGAGCGTTCAGACTATTCAGCTTGCACTACATGGGGTGTTTTTTATAAAGATGAGAACGAGAATGACCCTAACATTATCTTGCTAGACGCTTATAAGGCACGACTAGAGTTCCCAGAGTTAAAGGAAAAAGCCTTTGATATGTACAGGGAATTTGCGCCAGATGCGTTTATCGTGGAAGGAAAGGCGTCAGGACTGCCGTTAATCGGCGAATTAAGAAGAATGGGTATTCCTGTATCCGAGTTTACCCCAACCCGTGGAAATGATAAAATCGCGAGATTGAACTCGGTAACAGATTTATTTGCGTCTGGCAAAGTATGGGCGCCAGAAAAAAGATGGGCAGAAGAAGTAATTGAAGAGATGGCTTCCTTCCCTAATTCGGACCACGATGACTTAGTAGACTCCTCTACACAAGCATTAATTCGATTTAGGCAGGGTGGTTTCATTCGATTGCCCAGTGATGAACCAGAAGAACCGCAGTATTTTAAATCCAAGCGTAATGCTGGATACTACTAATAGGAAATAATATGGCAATTGATAAAGCTCTCTACCAAGCACCCGAAGGCATTGATGCTTTGGCAGCCAAAGAACAACCACTAGAGATTGAGGTGGTAAATCCAGATGAAATGACCATTGGAATGGATGGATTAGAGATTACTTTAACGCCAGACACTGAAAAAAACGATGATTTCTATGCTAACTTGGCAGAAGAAATTGATGACCGCGCCCTTTCAAGCATGGCAAGCGAGCTTTTAGAGGGTTTTGAGGGCGATATAGCCTCTAGAAAAGACTGGATTCAGACTTATGTAGACGGTTTAGAGCTATTAGGACTAAAGATTGAGGAAAGAAGTGAGCCATGGGAAGGTGCTTGCGGTGTTTATCACCCATTACTGTCCGAAGCATTGGTGAAATTCCAAGCAGAAACCATGATGTCTATCTTCCCAGCGTCTGGTCCAGTCAAAACACACGTCATTGGCAAGGAAACACCTGACAAAAAAGCTGCGGCGGAACGGGTTCAGGATGATATGAACTACGAACTGACCGAAGTCATGCAAGAATACCGTCCAGAAACCGAAAGAATGTTGTGGGGATTGGGTTTAGCGGGTAATGCGTTCAAAAAAGTCTATGAAGATGCACAATTAGGACGTCAAGTCTCTATGTACGTCCCAGCAGAAGACATGGTTGTGCCGTATGGCGCCTCTAGTCTAGAGTCTGCTGACCGTGTAACCCATGTGATGCGCAAAACAGAAAATGAAATGCGGGCATTACAGGTTTCAGGGTTCTATCGTGACATAGATTTGGGCGAGCCAGTCAATGTACTGGATGAAGTAGAGAAAAAGATTGCAGAAAAGCTAGGATTTAGAGCCAGCACAGATGACCGTTTCAAAGTTTTAGAGATGCACGTCAACCTAGACCTAGAAGGTTACGAACATACCGACAAAGAAGGGAATGCCACTGGAATCGCCCTACCTTATATCGTCACTATTGAAAAAGGCAGCAACACCGTCTTATCAATTCGCAGAAATTGGGAGCCAGATGATGAAAAACATCAAAAACTGCAACATTTCGTACACTATGGGTATATTCCCGGTTTTGGTTTTTACTGTTTTGGTCTTATCCATCTTATCGGTGCTTATGCTAAATCTGGTACTTCCCTTATCCGCCAACTTGTTGACGCAGGCTCCCTCGCAAATCTGCCGGGTGGCTTTAAGACCCGTGGCTTGCGTGTTAAAGGAGACGACACACCGATAGCACCGGGCGAATTCCGTGATGTGGACGTCCCATCTGGAGTGATGCGTGACAACATCATGCCACTCCCATACAAAGAGCCAAGCCAAGTATTAATGGCATTGTTAAATCAAATCGTAGAAGAAGGACGCCGCTTTGCAAATACAGCAGACCTTCAAATCTCTGATATGTCTGCAGCCGCACCTGTCGGAACTACATTGGCTATCTTGGAACGCACACTTAAAGTAATGTCCGCAGTACAAGCTCGTATCCACTACAGCTTAAAACAAGAACTTAAGTTACTTAAAAAGATTATTGCCGACAACGCACCCGAAGAGTACGACTATGAGCCAGAAGAGGGCAGCCGTAAAGCCCGCAAGTCTGACTATCATAACGTAGACGTTATTCCAGTCTCAGACCCGAACGCCTCTACTATGGCGCAAAAGATTGTGCAGTATCAAGCGGTTATGCAGTTAGCTGCCCAGTCTCCAAACCTCTTTAATATGCCGCTTTTATACCGTCAGATGCTGGATGTATTAAGCATTAAGAACGCCCATAAGCTCATTCCGTTGCCTGAGGATATGAGACCAAAAGACCCTGTAACGGAAAATCAAGATATTTTGATGATGAAGCCCGCCAAGGCTTTCCAGTATCAAGACCATACCGCCCATATCACGGTGCATATGTCAGCCATGAAAGACCCTAAAATCATTCAGTTACTACAAGGTAACCCTATGGCACAAGCCTTACAGTCTGCAATGATGGCGCACATTAATGAACATCTTGGGTTCCAGTATCGTGTTGAGATTGAAAAACAACTGGGTATGTCTTTGCCAGCCCAACAAGACGAGTCTGGTGAAGATATCCATATGGACCCAGAAGTTGAAGCCCGCCTTGCACCTATGTTGGCACAAGCTTCCCAACGATTGCTCCAACAAAATCAAGCACAGGCTGCACAGCAACAAGCCCAGCAGCAAGCCCAAGACCCGTTGGTTCAAATGCAACAACAAGAGTTGCAAATCAAACAGGCAGAGCAACAACGCAAAGCCCAAAAAGACCAGACAGATGCCAATCTCAAGATGGAACAGATTAAGGTCGAGCGCGCCCGTATAGCTGCACAAACAGCCATGGAAGCAGCCAAGTCACAGTCCCAAAAAGAATCTGCTGAAACAATCGAGAAAATGAAGATGGGTATTGATATGGTCAAACATATCTCTGAAAAAGGCAAAGCACATGAGTTACAGAACAAACAACTGTTAACTAATGTTGCACTGCAAAAAGATAGGCAAAACCATGAAGCAATGATTCAAGAGAAGGAACCAAATCAGAAAGGTGAATGATGGACGTATTTGAGGTTTTAGTCACAGAACTAGACAGCAAAGCATTACAACTTAAAGAATGGATGGCAGCAGGAAACGCACAGTCGTATGACAGCTATCAAAAAATTTGCGGAGAGATTCAAGGTCTTCTCTTTGCAAAGCAGTACGCCTTAGACCTTAAACACAGAATGGAACATTCCGACGATGAATGAGTTAAACCTTTCGCAAGCAGTAGATTTATCAGCAGTACTCGACAAGAGTCAAGAAGAAAAAGCCAGTCAACTACCAAAACCCCAAGGATATCGCATACTATGCGCCATTCCTGAGGCGGAAAAGGAATATGACAGCGGTATAGCCAAAGCAGACGTCACGCTTAAAAATGACGAAATTCTCACAACAGTCCTATTTGTAGTATCTCTAGGACCTGATTGTTACGCAGATAAAGAGCGTTTTCCCACCGGACCTTGGTGCAAGCAAGGGGATTTTATCCTTGTACGCCCCAACGCTGGAACGCGCCTAGTAATCCACGGCAGAGAATTCAGGCTCGTAAATGATGATAGCGTCGAGGCAATAGTGGATGACCCACGCGGTATTTCCCGCAAATTTATTTAAGGAGCCGACAATGGCTGAATTACAGCAAGAAAAATATCAGTTCCCTGATGAGATAGAGGCTACAAAAGCCAACATTGAATCACAAGTTCCTGATTTTGAAGTAGAAATTGAAGACGACACTCCTGAAGAGGACCGTGGTCGTATTCCAGCATCTCAAGAAACTGTTAAAAAAATTGAAATAGAAGTCAATGAATTAGACCAATACAGTGAAGATGCTAAGAAAAAAATCATTTCCATGAAACGTATTTGGAACGACGAGCGCCGTCGTGCTGAATCTGCAGAGCGGGAACGTGAAGCAGCGATTTCAGCAACCAAAAAGCTATTGGAAGAGAATAAGCGCATCAAACAAATGCTGACAACAGGTGAGCAAGAGTATGTAAGCGCAGTAAAGAATTCGTCAGAAATGCAACTTGAAATGGCAAAAAAAGCCTATAAAGAAGCATATGACATGGGTGATTCTGAGAAGTTAGCAGATGCTCAACAAGCTATGGTCAAAGCTAGTTTAAATCTTGATAAAGCAAACAATTTTAAGTTGCCTACTTTACAAGAAGAAAATTATGATGTAAAAATACAACATGACCCGGTAACACCACCGCCTGACGACAGAGTTATGGAGTGGCAAGCCGAAAATCCTTGGTTCGGACAGGACGAAGAGATGACCGCATCAGCGTTAGGGCTACACGAAAAGCTTAAACGTCAAGGCGTAAAAATTGGGTCTGAAGAGTATTACTCTGCGTTGGACAAAACAATGCGGAAACGTTTTCCAGAGAATTTTGAGGAAACGGAAATAGAAGCAGAGCCAAAGGACGAGCCTAAGGCGAAGCCAAAATCTATTGTTGCTCCGGCTACAAGGTCGACTGCCCCTAAAAAGGTAAAGCTAACTACTACACAAGTAGCATTAGCTAAAAAATTGGGTTTAAGCCCAGAGCAATATGTCCGTGAACTTTTAAAACTGGAGAAATAAAATGGCTACAAAAGCTACTAGAGAAGTAACAAATCGTGAATTTGATGAACGTCCAAAATCATGGGCGCCACCAGAATTACTACCAGAACCTGACAAAGAGTCTGGATTTGAGTACAGATGGATTCGAGTTTCAATGCTCAACCAAGCTGACCCACGCAATCTTTCATCAAAAATGAGAGAAGGTTGGGAACCAGTGATGGCGGAAGAGCAACCGAAGTATAGATTGTTAGCCAGTCGAGATGGTCAGTTTAAAGACAATATTGAGATTGGTGGTTTATTACTCTGCAAACGTCCGGAAGAGTTTGGTCAGCAACAGGCAGCTTATTACGCCAAGATGACTAAAGAACAGGCGGATGCGGTAGATAATAATTTAATGCGCCAGAGCGATGCTCGTATGCCTATCTTTAAAGAAGGTAAGTCTACGACTAGCAAAGGTACGAAAAATTAATTTTTAGGAGATTTAAATGGCATATCCAACCGTCCCCGGTCCTTATGGATTTAAGCCTGTAAATCTTATTGGTGGTCAAGTTTTCTCTGGTTCGACTCGTCAGATTCCTATCCAGTATAACTTTGGCACTAATATTTTTTACGGCGACGTAGTAGGTATTTCACGTGGTTTCATTACACGTTCAACTGTAACAACAGGCGCTGGTGCTACCACTGGTTCCCAAGGTACAGTAGGTGTTTTCTTGGGTTGTTCTTACACAGACCCAGTTACTAAGCAAAAACGTTTTAGCCAATACTATCCTGCTAATACTTTAGCTGGTGATGCATTTGCTATCGTTACTGATGACCCAGATACTTTGTTTAAAGTAGCTGTTGTTCAGACTCAAGGCGCTACCCCAATCGGTTCCGCTGCGACTTCAATGATTGGTTTAAACATTGCTGGTTCTGACTTAGCTGGTTCAACCAATACTGGTGATTCATACAATGGCGTATTAGCTTCTAGCGTTGCTAACACTGCTTCATTACCATTACGTATTGTTGATTTAGTACGTGATACTGCTGTAGCTACAACTGCTATTTATACTAGCGGTACAACTACATTAGTAACTTCTGCTCTTCCTTCAGCTTTGGTTGTAGGTGCAGAAGTTGGCTATATTGCCGCTAACGGGCAATACGTTGGTACAGGTTCATGGGTTTCTACCGCTGCTACTGCTGGCGCAACTTCAGTTGTTTTGAACAGCGCTCAAGTAACAGTAAACAGTCCAACTGGTACTGCATCATCCGCAATGACAATTCCTGCTTCAAGCACTTTGGTATTTACTCAATATCCAGAAGTTTACGTTAAGTTTAACTTCGGTATCCATGAGTACTATAGCAATACTGCTCAAGCAGCTACACTATAATTAAGGAGCTATAAATGGCTATTTCTCGTGCCCAACTACTAAAAGAGTTGCTCCCCGGATTGAATGCATTGTTCGGATTAGAGTATGCTCGCTACGGTGAAGAACATAAAGAAATCTACGAAACAGAGACTTCTGAGCGTTCTTTTGAAGAAGAAACAAAACTGTCAGGCTTTAGCGCTGCACCAGTCAAAGGCGAAGGCTCTGCAATCGCTTATGACAATGCGCAAGAAGCATGGACAGCTCGCTACAACCACGAAACTATCGCTCTTGGCTTTAGCTTAACTGAAGAAGCAATCGAAGATAACCTCTACGATTCTTTATCAGCTCGCTACACCAAAGGTCTAGCTCGTGCGATGGCTTATACCAAACAGGTTAAAGCTGCTGCAATCTTGAATAACGGTTTCAACGCTGCTTATACCGGCGGTGATGGCGTTTCATTGTTCAGCACCTCACACCCATTGGTAAACGGCGGTACAAACGGTAACACTCCATCTACTCCTGCTGACTTGAACGAAACTGCATTGGAAAATGCTGTTATTCAAATCGCTGCATGGACAGATGAGCGTGGTCTGTTGATTGCTGCTAAACCACGTAAGTTGGTTGTTCCACCAGCACTCCAGTTCGTTGCAACTCGCTTGCTCGAAACTGAATTGCGTGTTGGTACAAACAATAATGACATCAATGCAATTAAGAACAATGGTTCTGTTCCAGAAGGTTACACCATTAACCACTTCTTGACCGCTACCAACGCATGGTTCTTGACCACTGATGTTCCAAATGGTTTGAAACACTTTGAACGTACCCCATTGCAGAACAGCATGGACGGCGACTTCGATACTGGTAACGTTCGTTACAAGTCTCGTGAGCGTTATTCATTCGGCTATTCTGACCCATTGGGCGTATACGGCTCTTACTAATCTAGTAAGCTCCAATAAGAACCCCGCTCAAAAGGCGGGGTTTTTTACATCTTGATTAAGTCTTGACGGATAGACTCTACTACCGATTCCCAGTCACCTAACTTGGGCTGGTTGTAGATTTTAAGTGTTGGATACCATGGACTATCGGTGCGATTAATCATCCAGCGCCAACAAGTATCAAAGCGATTCATCATCCATACTTCTTTACCCATAGCAGACGCTACGTGCGCCGTGGACGTGTCAACTGCAATTACTATGTCTAGGTTCCATATATACGCTGCGGTGTCTGCAAAGTCGTTTAAATGGCTTGTATGGTTACACATTCTGGACTTCCAACCCAAACAATTGTCAAGTTCTGACTCTGCTGGTTGACCTTTTTGTAAAGAATACATGTTGATATTGTCAAGTTTTAGGGGCAATAGCTTAGATAAGGCAATGTTTCTGCGCTCATTTACAGCCCAGACTTCGGGTTGGTCTGGTCTAAAACCACCGCTCCAAACTATTCCTACATGCTTTTTGCCGTTATCTAACAGCATAGGCTTAAATTTTTCTAC